TCATAATCGCCTTGAGATGAGAGGTAAGGGTTATCTGTAAGTCTAGCAGGTATAAACCTACGTTTGAATAGGGCTTGTCCTGCTCTTTGATGTCCTGCAGGATACTTGAGTTCTTCTCCTGACTCAATGTCAGTGGCGTTAAATGAAACATTATACGGTGAAGGGTCAATAAACATTTTCTTTACCCAGTGGTGTCCACGCCCTCCGGGGTTTGTTGTAGCTCTCATATACACTGGCAGGTCAGGAGATGTGGATCGTAAACGTGATCTCATATAGTTCCAAGCGAATGGTGTTCCCCACTGTGTAAGTTCGTCAAAACCAATCCAGCTAAATGCTAGTCCTTGGTATCGTAGTACATCGTCATCTCTATCTAGGTAAGACATCCATAGTCTTGCCCCTGATGGAGCAACCCACTGCATCTTTCGTTCTGACCACTTGATACCCTTCCATATTTTAGGGTAGAGTTCTTGACTTTTAAATATAAGTTCTCGTAACTCTTCTGTGGTGTGACGCAGTAGTAAGCCACTGAAAGAAGGATGCCCCATGTAACGCAGAGGATCGGCAAGCATTGCATAACTTTTACCACCACCTGCTGAACCACCATACAAAACTTCTCTTTCGTTTGCCGCAAGAAAAGCTGTTTGAGGACCTTCATTTGGCTTGAAGATTATATTCCGTGACTCTTCTATCGGAAGAGACTCTACTACTGTCTCTTTAACCTCTGGCTTCGGAGGTTGCTCCTGTACGGCTTTCTTCAATCTCTTTGGCTTTGTTGATCGCTTTTTCGGCATACTCTGCCCACTTGCGTAGGCTTGTAGCTTTGTTCTTACGTTGTCGTTCATTCTTTAATCGCTTCATCAATCCTACGTGAGATATTTCTCTGCCACTGTTTTTTGTAAGCCAGTTTGCTACCTCTCTGTAAGAATATTGCTTGATGTAGTCTCGTGCTTTCTCTAGCAAGTCTAGTTCTAACTTTACAGGCTGTAGTAGATCAGGATCGTTCTCGTCTACTGTGTAACCAAAAGGTATCGTTCTTGCTATGCGTGGTATCGCTACCCACTCTCGTTCTTCTTTTAAGTCTGTTGGCTGTGGTAACTTCCAACGTCCTATTGATCTATTCATCTACTTTTTCTTTTGGTGGCATAAGCATAACACCACCTGTTGCTTCTACCTGCATCTTCTCTGTTTTCACTAAACCAGTTCTATCAAGTAACTCTTTCGCTGCAGCTAGTTTGTCACGTATGCCTAGTTCTGTTGGGTCTACTAAACCACCTGCAATCGCAACAGCAGCTCGTGGTGCGTTTCTCGCCATATACTCTTGTGTGGCTTCTAGTATTTCTTCTTTAATACCTTTTACTACATCCGTTGTGCTTGATGCGTCAGCATATCCTGCCAGCTTCTTTGCAAGAACAATGTCCCCACCTGCTTCATCAAATAAAACATTTAGTAGCTTCTGTTGTTTCTCTGTTAGTTGTCTAGCCATATTAACACTTCCACCTTCTTCTTGCCTGTCGCAGTCTACTGTTTGGATTATTTGCTGCTTTAGGAAACTGTTTCATTTGTCCTGCACTTCTTGCACAGTAAGACTTTCTTCTTGCTGCTCTAGCTTTACTTCTAGGTTTGCTCTCTGTAACTGCTGTTTTTAAATTACCACCAGTTCTTCTGTTAATTTTATTTACTGCTTCTTGGGATAATCCTGCTCCTTTGCTAGTGGGACGTTTAAGACCACTCTTAATAGTGATGCCTTTCATAACATCTGGATTTTTTCTTTTAGGTCTTCCTGCTGGTGTGTTACGTCCTGCCATAGAACATTCCTGTTTTTCTATAGTCTATTGAGCCACCTCTGGCTTTCTTTTGTATAGCACCACCTTTGTAAACACCTCCCTGTTTTTCTCGGAAACCTTGTGGATCTCTTAGGTAGTCATTGTAAAGATCTGTGCCATATATTTCATCTATCTTTTTTAACTCTTCAAGTTCTTTTTTAGTGTAGGGTTTTGAAATAACTTTTTTTTTCTTCTTTGCTTCTTTCTCTTTTTCAGCCTTATCTCTTAAATTTTCTTTGATATATTCTTTAGCTCTTTTTGCACTTTCCATTGGGTTATCCTTCTGTCAGTTGGAAGTGAGGACCATCAATAAATGGTCTACGCCCAGCACTTCTACGTAGGTCTACATAAGCGTTCATAGCTTGCTCCATAGTGCCATCCCAAGTTGTGATGTCCTTTATGTGCCATGCAGCTCCCCAACAAATTTTAGCTCCAGTTTGATTGGCAGCCATGAGCATAGCATCAGCAATGTCATCATACATCACGATGTCCCAGCTTGGCTCACTGCCATCATAGGCCATTAAATCGACAGCATGTGAGTATCCATCTTCTTGTACAAGGTGTTTTGATTTCATAGTCTGGGATCGGCCAGCTTCATACAATCTTTTTTGCTCTGCTAGAGAACGAACACCATAGATAACTCCAAAGTCCACGAGTGACACCTTTATGGCTTCTTTTACTGTATCTACTAATTTAGGGTGTACACCCTCTAGTTTACCTAAACTTCTACCACTCAGTTTAAACGCCATATTTTTTCCTATCTTTTACTGTTTTCATATATTCTTCCTGTAAAGATTTTTTTAATTTCTCTAAGTTTCGTTCTTTAATAAACTTTCGTATAGGGTCAACCATTTCATCCTTGATGACACCTGCTACCTTTTTACCTTTTTTAGCTTTCTTAGTTTTTTTAGTTTTGTCTACAGTTTTATGTTCTAAAAATTTAGCTGTCATCTGTTACACCATAACGCCTGATTTATTCTTTGATTTTGTTTCCTGTTTAGGTTTATATAAAGGCTTTATTACATGAGGTAAAAACTTAGTAGGTTGTTTTTTTGATGGCTTTTTTGTTGGCTCTTTTAATGGTCGGTCTGTACCTTCATACAAATCATATCGTAATCCTAATTGCCCTCTTTTTTGAGTATCGGTTACGGTTGTTTTTTTAGAGGATTCTGCTATCTGTTTTCTTTTTTGAGAATCAGACACAGTTGTCTTTGCACTCTGTGTTTTTAGTTTGTCTATAACCTTTGGCTTCTTTAAAGGTTTTTTTATTTTATTTTTATTATTGTTTTTTTTACCGTGGTCTGTACCCATTATTTTTTCCTCATGTTAAAAAACTTACCTGCAGATCGTGTGGCAAAGCTCGCACTTACGATAGCTCCTAAAGCTATCTGATACCACTGGGGCATACCTGCCAGTGCAGTAAACCCATCTGCTACTATGCCCCTGCCCCACTCACCCATGAAGCTCAGTACTAGAGGAATACTGAAAAGTAAAGTCAGCCATTCATCTTTCCACGAGCTTTGGGATGCCCTCATAGCAGCTAAGTCCCAGTCTATCTCACCTGTTGCTTCTTTCATACGAATAGTAGCTTCAGCCTTTTGTATAGCTGTTTTACCTTCTATATATGATGAAGCTAAACTAGATACTGAACTTATCAGTGATCCTATCATTATACGCAGTCACAATCTTCGTGGCATTTTCTATTTAGTAATGCACACCACAATCTTTTAAAATATCTTCTCATCGTTCTTCCCTCTCCATTCTTTTGGGTTCGGACTTCTCTGCTCCCATCCATATGGCGAAACTCCCAGTCATCGCCCCAGTAATTACGGATATTAGCCCTGCTTGTTGTGTGGTCAACTCTGGCTGACTCAAAGCCCATTCTATACAACGAATGTAAACTCCTGTCATCACTAGCATCATAAGTCTTGGTAGTATTCGCCATCTGTCAAGTGTCTCTGGAGTCATCTTTTTTCTTTATAACTTCTTCCACCCAATCACCATTGTCACCAGTATGCTCACAAACTTCACACTTATCATCCTCTATATGGCTTCCACATATCTCACAGGTAGGTTCATACAGCATTATACGCCAGACTTTTGTTTTGCAACACTACCAACAATAGTTTCAACAGTTTCCTCTGGGACACATATAATTTTTTCAGGAGATCTATCTCCGTACTCATCAACTAATGCTCTCATTATGGAAAAAGGATTATCTCCTACAAACTTTTGACACATGGCTGCGTTATGAAAGTGTCCATGATCTTCTGGATGTTGAAATATGAATATATCTTTAGTTCCGTCTGCATATACACCAGACATTACTGCTACTATAAACCACGCTTTAACTATCATTGTCAAAATATCCTATATTATGTAATCTTTCTATAACTTCTCGTTTTTTTAGCAACACCTTTAGGTTGTTTAACGAATTGTTTTCCTGCTGCTTTGCCTTTTCTTTTAGCTCTAGTTGTCGCTGCGTACTCTGAGGGTGATAGAGCCTTGATTGCAGCTGTTGGAAGATACCTCTCTCCAGTTTTCCCACTGGGTTTACCACTTTTTGTTCTCCATTTTTGTTTTGTCCACGATTTAAGACTTCTTTGGCTTGCTTTTAGTGCCATGTTGTCTCCTTAATTGCTCTTTTGCCTTCTTTGCAAGGGCAGCTTGCTCAGTTTTTCCTGCAACCCTAGCTCGTTGTTCAAGAACGGTGAGGATTTGTATCTTCCTCGCATAGGATTTTTTAATTTTCTTAACTTTTGCAATAGTTTCTTTTGCATCTTGTACCGTTGCGAACTTGATACTTACCGTATCTTTAGGATTTTCATCCGTATAGAGTCTACGATCACTACCTTTTGGCTTTTTACCTGTTCCTTTTTTAGGATCAGCCATTAGGAAGTGTAACCCCCACCTTTTTTCTTGTATTCAGAAGCCAATAACTGAGCTTTTCTAGCACTCCACTGTCCGGGATTACCACCTTTTGACCCTGCTTTGATTCTGTTGAACAGATTCTTTCGCATTGAGGGTTTTGTGTAGTTACCTGCCTTGTTTACAGTGCTACCTTTGCTCAGTTTTAGTGTAGATAAAGTCTTTGCTTGTTTAGAGTGTAGCTTAGACGCTTTCTTTAAACCTTTTACAACTTTATTTACCTTGGCTTTGTTTGCTGGAGATTTAACCATAGCTAGATCTTTACAAGTTTGTAGCCTAACTTCTTAGCTTCTGCTCGTAATTTAGCAAGAGTCATTTTGCTTCCAGCTTTTCCACCTTTAGCCATGCCCTTTTTTTTCATTGTTGCACCACCGTAAGCGTAGCCCTTCTTCTTCATACCAGCACCACCACGAGCCATGCCCTTCTTTTTCATCATAGAAGCTCCACCTCGTGCCATACCTTTTTTCTTCATTTTAGTTCTAGTCATTGCCATTGTTTTGATCCTCCTCTTTGGCGTACAGGTTGTTGAACACTCTGCCTGTATCCCAGACGTATTCAAACTCCTGTTTAGAATGGAACACCCTTTGACTTGGTAAGAAGTCTGGTGATCCTGTCCCTGTTTCAAACCACGCAGGGTGTGTTACTCGTACTCTGTTATTAGGCAACGCAACAATGTTGCCTGTATATTCCCCTGCGTTCATTAGCTCAAGAACGTGGCTCTGTTTATGTTGAGCAGGATCATCGGCTATTTCACTGTTGGTATAGTCTACAGTAAAATAATATTTGGCAGGAAAAAACTCTCCGTCTACTTTAGCAATCCAAGGTGCTGGAGTTGCTCTGTTGATTACATAGACACTGTGATCGTGCGACATGCAATCCCAAGGCTGTGCAATATACGGTGGTAACTCTTTTGCCCAGTCATCTACTGGTGTGTCACCGACCAGTGCTGTTATAGGCATCCTCGCCCACATTGCACCACCATGTATGTTCTCTTCATCGTCATCGTCAGCTTCGTAGCCAGTGAAGATCACTTGAAAGCTGAGACATCTGTTCGGCATTGTCGTTACGGCCACAACCATAGCGTGTAAAAACTCGCCATGATATTTTTGAAAATTTGTTGTATACTCTCTTCGTACCCACGCTTTGAAGTAGGGTACGTTACTTTGTAAATAAGACACTCGTTACTTTCTCCTCGGTTTCCTCGCAGGTTGCCGTGACATATTTTTTTTGGCAGAGACAACACGTAGGTTAGAACGTCTGTTGTCGGTAGGACGCATGTTCTTGTGGTCAACTTGCTTTTTATCGCCTACCTTTACTTTGCCTTCGTTCATTAGGATTCTTCTCGCCCTGTTTCTCGCAGCACGAGCTTTTCTCCTTTTGGGTAATCCATCGTAGGTTGCGTATTCCTTTTTATAGTTACGCACTTACTTCTTCTTCTTTTTGGCTGCACCACCTTTGTTCATGTAGCCAAATCTATTTCTTATGGCCGTTGGTAACTTTTTAAGTCCGACTTGATTCGCTGCAGGTTTCTTTAGTTTTTTTGCCATTTGTATCTTCCTCTTGTAACCATCCTTCGGCTATCATAGCAGCTTCAATGCGCTGCAGGGAGTAGGATTCTCCAGTACGAGCTTCTATAGCTTTACGTACATAGAAGACATCACTGTGGGGAATATGTAGCTTATCGACACTGTTAGTACGAATAGCTTCATAGAAATGTTCTATTACATTGTCTGTGTATAGTTTTACAGATTTTTTACTCATTGTCAAGGACTATTTTAATTTTACGGATATTAATTAATAAATGCAAGTACATTTATAATGTTACATTTAAGTGTTTATATACATTTAAGTAAATATACACTTATACTGTATCACTTAAAGTGACATCTTAGTTATACACGATTTCTGTCCTCTTGTCAATAACTATTTTATGACATCTTAGTTTATTAGGTGTCGGCAATTTGACTATTAACATTGTGGTTAACACTTTAAAATCCTAATCTGTGTATTTGTCCAAGCACATATACGCTACCGGGGGCAGTGGCACTGGCGTAGCAGTGTGACATTTATGCAACAACCGATTTTTTGGAATATATCAAGCATGGTTTTAGAAAAATAAATAAATATATCCACCAGCAATTGAGAATAATTATATTTTATTAGTATATTTAAAATGATATTAGTTGTTATGTTATCAATTAACAGTTTTAGAGATTGTGGAAATAGTGAAAAATAAAATTTGCTGGAATACATAACGGCCTATGCATTAAACACGAATAAATAAAAAAATAATACGTGGCATGGCCGTTTTTATTGCTCAAAAATTAATTTAAAAATAATTTAAAAAAATGTAAATTAACTATTGTAATTAGTGAAATTATCTTTATTATCATATGTATAGACAATAATTATTTAGGAATATAAAAATGAATAACCTACAAGAAAAACTTGAAAAGCTTTTGACACAATTTGAAAAGCTTGAAATGGAAAATAATAGATTAAAAAACGTAGAAAGAATTTACAGTAAATATTTAGATAAAGCATATCAAGAGATTAAAGAATTAAAAGACACAGTAAAAACAATAAGACAAAATAAAGAAAATAAAAGAGATATGTTGAATTATTACATGGTAGAAAATAAAAGATTAAAAAGAGTAGTAAAAGATAATGATCTTTCAACTATATATAAAAATAGTAAATATTAATTATTTAATAAGGCCTATTCATTTAGGCCTTGATATGTAATTAATTAAATAGTAAAATCAGTATTAACATAAATCATTTTTAACATAAGGAAAAAATAAAATGAAAAATACAAAAGCAAAAATATTCTCAAACTTAATCATAATCTTTAATGACAAGAAAAGAGTAGTATATTCTTTTATATCTAATAATGATGGTACTCGTGGATTTAGATTTAATGTATTAGGTTTAAAAGGTTTTACACGTTTTAGAAAGAATTGGAAAAGACACCAGCAATCAAAAAATAATAGCTGGGTAAATGCTTATAATCAATTTCACTTTTCATTCATAACAATAGCTTTTGAAAAAAGAGCTAATCCTATTAAGCTTTCAAAAACCTTTGCAAAGGCTAGAACTTAATTTATATAATAACAGGCCAGCATTAATTTGCTGGCTTGCCTTATGTAAATTTAAATAGTAAAATAGTTTAACAACAACAATAGAAAGTAAAATAATGATAGAGATATTAAACATAATTTATTCTAGTAATTTTATTTTAGGTTATGCCACATTTACGGCCGTAATGATTTTATTAATGGTAGCTTTAACAATTCACGATTATATCCAAACTATGACACCATTTTGGAAAATAGAAAAAAAGTACAAGCAATTAAGAAAGGCTGGTAAATAATGCAAGCTATCCATATTTCAAAAATGACAGGCAAGCTGGAAAGCTTAAAGGCCATATCAACTAATACAACAACAAACGAATTTTGTATTAAGCAATATTTATCTAATAAAGACACAATATGCAAAAACTGTTATTCACATATTATGCTAAATTCATATCGCAAAAATATGCAAGCTTGTTTACAGCGTAATAGTGATTTATTAAGTACCAGCGTTTTACATACGCAACAACTACCAACAATATTAGATTTATATTTTCGTTTTCAAGCGCATGGGGAATTAATAAACGATATTCATTTTATAAACTTAATTAATATATGTTTAAAAAATCCATTAACAGTGTTTGCCTGCTGGACAAAAAGAAAAGATATTGTGAACAAGGTTTTTAAAACTATGGATAAACCAAAAAACCTAATACTAATTTTTTCTAATCCTATTAAATCAAAAATAATGCAACATATACCGAATCATTTTGACAAGACATTTAATAATGTTTTAGAAAATGAAAACGTAGACCAGCAAAATTGTACTGGCCAAAAATGTAAAGACTGTTTAGCTTGTTATAAATTTGATACAACAACAACTATTGTGGAAAAGGTTAAAAAGTATTGATATGAAAAAATTTATTAGAATTGAAAAAGTAAAAAAGTTTTTGGAAAAAAAAGAGCTGGCAAAAACAAAAACTTTAAAACGAAAACACCAGCGAAAAAATAAAAAATTAGGCCTATTAATTTAGGCCTTTTTTTTGTGATCTAAAAGAACAAAACGTGAACATTTAAAAATAGAACAAAACAAGAACACTCAAAATTTAAAAACGTGACCGATAAGGACAGACGGACGGACAGACGGAATCGTGACCGATAGACAGACAGACGGACGGACTGACTGTAACATATATACCACACATATAACTAAAATTAAATTAAATAAAAAATATTTTGTAAGACTATTGACTTTACTGTCCATTAGTATATAACTGACATATAAACAATTAACAACATAGGAAGAAAGACGATAAACATGAAAGACAACGTAATAAGAATAGGATTAGTATACATCGACATAGATGGCGTTTTGGCTAACTTTTTCAAAGCTTTAGCTAGACTGTATGGATTTCAACATTGGAAAGATATTCCCTCAAGTGAGGACACAGTAAAGAGATTATCTGGCACAGATTTTTTCTACACACTAGAACCATTTGAAACCACCAAGCAACTCTTATGGGACGTACATAGGCTCACAGACGGAGAATGGGCGATACTTAGCACACCTCTCAGAGGGGACGAAAAGAATAGCAGTTATTGGAAGAACAGATGGCTGGACAAAATACTAGACGATAAAGACTTAATCGGAGTATATCCAAAGAGTAGACACTACTCACATCACAAATTCTTATATGCAAAGAATGTATATAAAAAACCAAATCTTCTGGTGGACGATAGGCCACACAACCTCACAAAGTTCATTGAGCAAGGTGGCATAGGCATCCGATACCAAGCAGATGAATCAAGCTACGACAAATTAATCACTAAACTAGAAAAGGAGTTATCATGATATTAAATAGAAAAATAGTGAAAGACCTACGTGAAACCTTACAAAGCCATTTACTTAAAAATATGGATGAGTTTGAAATAACTGTAGGCAATGCAAGTTTTTCCGACACAGAGGTGACATACAAATTAAATGTTAGGCTAAAAGGTGCAGAAACCAGAGAGCAAAGCGATTTAAGAATCTTTGGAGAGATGGACGGAGTTGACATTACCAAAATAGCTGACGTTTATGGCATCAAATATAGTCTTGTAGGATATAAAAGAAAAGGTAGAATCAGACCATACATAGTTAAGAACTTGGACAATAATAAAGATTATTTATTCACTACAGATATGGTAAAGAAATTTTTTGGAAAGGAAGTGGCATGAGAGCAATTTTAATTGACCCATTCGCCAAAGAGATCACAGAAGTTGATTACGATGGCGATTATAAAAAGATATATGACCTCATTGACTGTAAGACATTTGATGTGGTCAATGTTCCAAGTGGTAACGATGGCATCTATGTCGATGACGAGGGATTGTATGCTCCGAAACAAGCATGGTTTACCTACAGATTCAATGCCCACCCAATGCACCAGAATATACCATTAGTAAATAAAGCATTGGTTATAGGTTGCGATGAAGAGGGTAACTCGACAGAAACGACAGATACTGTCAATGCTATCAAAGGCCGAATCACTTGGGGAGTGGTAAGATAGTGGGTACATATTACGAAATAGGGTTGACGATTGATGGTAAAGCTGGAGTGTTACATGTTGACAACAGTTTTACAAAAATTCACGATTCAACGTCAGCCCTCAAGTGGGTTATTGAAACAATACTTGACACAGACCCACAAGCAGATATAGAAGTTGATTTTATAAAAGAATATAAACCAACAATACATTAAGGGAGTTTTATTATGAATAGATTTATTATAGATTATGACGTTAAAAGCATTGCCGAATCACTATGTGACCAACATATCGTAAAGATGCCATTGGAAGAGTGCCAGATGCTATGCACAGCTTTATGGCATCACGCACCAGAATACGCAGAGGAGAATGATTTATATAAACCAGTTCATCAAAAGCACCCTTGTACTCTATGGGCGATGCACAGTAAAAGTAATTTTGCCTTTGCTCACAGCCTTTATTGTGCCATGCTGAACGAATATACCTACCGATATAACAAGGTGCATGGTGCAAGTAAACATATGGATGCTTTATTTTTTGGTGCTAATTACTTGCCAGAACTAGGCATGACCACCCACCCACAGTGTTTTTCTGGCCATGATGATTTAAAGACGGACGAATATTATCCAGTTCGTGCCTATCGCAAGTTCTACTATGTAGACAAGATGAAGTTTGCCAGATATAACAAGGGCAGATATATGCCAGAGTGGTTAAGTGAAATGATTGGTTTATCACCTCTAAGGATTGACAATGTTTAGTACAGAAAAAGCTTACATAGGAATTACTTTCATAGATGATAAAACTTGTTTTGTTGGTCATGGTGGTGGTTCTAAATACGAAATAAAGTCTGGTGTTAAGGCACGTTCAAAAGAAGATGAATTTAAAACTTTTAGAATGTGGGAGATAAACAAAAGAGGGAGTATATTAGTGCAATATTATCTGACTAGCAGAAAAGCAGTAGATAAATTTTTAGAAGAAGAAGATGTGCGAGAAATAACAGACGAGGATTGACAATGCCAAAAACATACTATAAAAAAGTGAAACCAGCCAAGCCACGCAACCCACATTATGTGCGTATGAAGACTATGACCATAGATGATAAGCGTGAAAAGGTTGCCAAACGTAGACACGAACACGAGATGTTTCAGGCTAAACTTTTGAGAAAGGAGTTAAAAGATGTATAAAATAGTTGGAAGTTTTTTTGATGGTTTCTCTGGCACGATGATTGCCTTAGACAAGCTAGGCATTACACCAGACGAATACCATGCTTTTGAGATTGACCCTTATTCAAGTGCCGTAAGTCGGTACAGATACCCAAACATCATTCGTCATGGCGATGCACGAAATTGGGAGGTTCTCAAGGGAAAGAAAATTGACCTCTTAGTCGCTGGCTTTCCATGTCAAAGCTATTCGGTTGCTGGCCTACAGAAGTTCCAAGATGACCCACGAGATATGTCAAAGGTATTGCTTGATGCTATCAAAGGGTTAGATGTAGATAAGATATTGATTGAGAATGTTGCATCAATGCCAAAGGTTTGGAAAGATTATTTTACAGAGATGTTTCAAAGCATATTCCCAGACGTAGTATGTCACGAAGTAAATAGTTGTGTAAAGTCTGGCCAATCTCGTAAGCGATTATATTGGACAAACATTGACTTTGATGTCATGGAACTTATGTCCGATAGTGGCATAGTTATGAATGATATTCTTGAAGATGGTGCGATGGCAGATAGAGATAAAGCCTACTGCCTAGATGCTAATTACTTCAAGGGTGGTAATCTTAGACACTACTACGAGAAAGGCAGACGGCAAGTTGTATTCAACGACAAAGGCCATCCCCATTGGGATAAGTGCAAACAAGTCGGAGAAGCTGACCTCAAAGGGTATGACATCATTCGTAGGGTGTATAGTCGGCATGGTAAGTCACCATCTCTCACAACGATGCAAGGTGGCCATAGAGAGCCAAAGGTCGCTTGTGGTGAGATGTATTGGAGAGCCTTAACACCATTAGAATGTGAACGCTTGCAGACAGTTCCAGACTTGTACACACAGTATGGAGAGTTTGACCACAAGCATGGCTATCTAGGTGAGGTCAAGCCAATATCAAACAGCCAGAGATATAAGATGCTGGGGAATGGTTTCACAGTAGATGTTATATCCACAATATTGAAAGGAGTGAGCAATGAAGATAACTATTGAACCAAAAGACAGAATAGAATTACTCAAGTACGTTAATGTATTGAGAGAGTTTAACTGTAATACGTCAGAGAAAGTTCCTATCTACTACGAACACATTTGTGAAATGGAATCTCTTATGTATAAACTAGCAACTTTACTAGAGTTTGAGCAACCAAATAGAGGTGGTTGGTATTGTGATTATTCTCTTAAAGAACATCTACCAAAGGAGAAAAATAATGACAACTAAACTTATGCAGTATGCAGTAGTATTTGAACCCTTTGAAACAGAGGGATTAGAATACGTCAAGCAAGGGTGTGGTGCTATGTGGGACGATAAGAGTCCAGTTAAACTGTTCGACACCCACGAAGATGCCCAGAAAGAAGCAGACAAGTGGAACACAGGACAGGTGGTGCAGTATGGATGAAGAAGAATGGAATGACTTAACCAAAGACCAACAAGGCGATTGGATTGAGTATTGGAGTAATTTAGAAGAGGGAGAGGAAGATGAGTGATGATGTAAAAGAACAAGCGTTGAAGCAAGCACAGGAAGCATACATAATATTCCATAAGTTTCTTAAATACTTTGGGTATACTATGCTGTTTCTAATATTCTTGCTGTACTGCAATGACTTCTTCAATGACCCAACAGCGAGTAGGCATCTACCTGAAGAGATAGCTGACCAGTATGACCCAAAAGGATTAAACAAAAGGAAAGGAATATAGATGAAAGCATATCATAATAAAGGCTTTGGCATGGCATTTTTCGTAGTGTTCTTGCTGTTGATACCTCTGCCCATATTAGGACTGTGGGCAGTTGATGGTCAAGATTGGGTGGATAGGTTCACAACTAAATACTTTTCACCTTGGCAGTCCGAATGTTGGGAAACAGCCAAGCATGAACGAGTATGCAAGGGTGATAATAACTGTAAATTTTGGAGGAACTTTTGTGATGAATGAAGGACAATCATTAATAATGATAATGGTCATAGCAGTGACATTTACATTAGCACTTAACATTGTAG